TGAAATCTCACGCTAGATACATTTTTTCCTGCTGCTATCTCTGATACTGTTTTTGGTTGTTTAAAATTAGATAGATATTTTTGAAAAGCTTTTTCATTCATATCAAATGGATTTTTTTCTGTCATTTATTTTCCCCAAAGTTTCTTCAGATAGTTTTGAACTAGTGTATTATTTAAGAGTAACTCATTGTATACTTCTGCTGTAGCATCATAACCATATTCCCCAGAACACTCTTCTTTCATCAGTTTCGTAAGTGTCATTGCTGATTCCTGTAGATGCTTTAATATAAAGAATTGCTCATAAGATACATTTGATGAAAACCACCCTATGATATTTTCTCTTACGCCTTTAGTAACCTTACCTACCTTATGCGGGAAGATAATTGGAAATATAGCTGCTTGTCCCGCTTGTAACTGAGTACCTATTTCTCCTGCTTCTGTCTTTATTATAAATTCTCCACCTTCATAATCATCATTTAAGTTAATTGAGAACCCGTAGTCATAGAAAACATTGTTAGACTTTGGTGATGCTTTGAATGAGTCTATATGATAATCGTAAAAGTCTCCTTCAGTATACCTGTTGTAGAAATTAACTGATACTCTATTAGGACAGTAGACTGAATCTATGTAAGAGTTATTATACAGAAGATCAATTAGATGCTTTCTAACTCTTTCAGGAACGATAGTTTCTTTATTCTGTTTGATATCGTAGAGCTTACTAATAGCTTGTGTTTTCTTTCCATCCACGAATTTCTTATTCGCAAGTTGGTTTCGTAAGTAGATTGTATCTTCTTTGTCTAGTAGCTTTAAAAACATTTGTTACCTCACAATTTGAACACAGCAAAGAGGGTAGCGTAGGGTTTTTAAAAGGAACCCTACAAAACCTTTAGTCAAGTCTTACGTACCCGTCGTCACCGTAGCGGATTCAACAGGATTCTTAGATACATCCACTAGAACAACATGCGCTCGAAAACGCCATGCAGCCGAATGGCTTGATCCAGCATCAATAACGAGCATATCAATTGTAGAAGCAGCAGTAACTAATACTGCACTAGAGGCAGTTGCCCCAGCCGCTGCACTTAGAAACGGTGTAATTACAGCCGTTGAGGCTCCACCATCAATAAGACAATCAACATCTCCACCAGTAAAGCCAAGATCAAAAGTGATCTGACCATTACCTGATGCTTCAAGAGTTTCGATACACCCACCGACAATCATAGTATCAGCAGGTAGATCCATAATTTGTACGATATCACCATCAGATAGATCGGTATTATCTACCGCATCATAGACAGGTGAAGTCATAACATAGGCTTTAGCGACACCAGAAGGGTGACCAGCAGTACCGCCGCCAGTATGCGTAGCATTAAAAGTAGCCATAATTTAGTCCTCCCTTACGAGTCTAGGTCAGGCACACCGGCAAAAACACCTTTGTAGCCAGAACCAGAACCACGAAGAACTTTACGGCCAAAGACGTGTAGACCACGTACAATGTCAGCAAAGCTATCTGGATCACGAATGACTTCAGTTTTTGCAATGTGCGAAGCAGTAGCAACTGCACTCATATGACCAAACAAGCCATAAGTTTCACCACTGGTAGCTGCTGGCCCTAACGTATAAGAGGCAGCCACACCAGTTGTAGCAGTTGTAATAACATTAGTTTGATATAGAGTAAAGCCATGAACCTTACGATCAGTAATCGCACCGTTCAACAAAGCTGACCCACTTTCACCAGTAACACTGGCGTCCATAAGTTTCGCACTTGCTTGACGGAGCATCTCGTAAAATTCCGGGTTTGCAACAAACCAACGGTTTTCTTCTGGAACATCGTTTTCATCTAAAACTCTTCCGCAAGCAGCTAAATAGTTAGCAGCTTTATCACCAGTATTACAACTAATAGAACTACCGGCAGTACCTACCGTTGAACTTGTAGCCGCATTATCAGCAATAGCCTTCAGAATATTATAATCATACGCTTTCTTCAACTGGTACGCACCAGAAGAAGTCGCTAACGATTCCCAATTAACATGGCTTTGACGCTCTTCAATATCGTCAACCTTAAAAGCAAAGTAATTGCCTTGATCAACTGTCAAGGTAATTTCAGTATCAGTAAGGTCTTGGGTATTAACGACAGAACCACGAGTGTATGAAGATACAGAAACCGTTGGTTCCTTAATAATCTTCACAGTATCGCCAAAATTCTCGATTTCGCCCGCATAGTCGGTATTTGTAATTGCTTCAGCAACCGATGATCTACGGAAGAATTTGAGGACTTTTTGACTGTAAATTGACGGATTCCATTTACCACCTGATAAATTATCATAACCCGCCGAAGTTCCTACAGACATATCATGTCTCCTTTTCGGTTAAATTATTCTTCCTTCTCTTGAAGCCACATCAATTTCTTTTTCTAATCTTTCAAATTCATTTGGCTTCAACTTAGAGATTTCTGAAGTAGTCCAAATCTTTTTACCTTCACCTTCTTCTTTAGGAGCAGAAGAAGTAGTTTTACTTACTTGCTCTGCTGCTAAGGTTCTGGAATCTTTCTTTGGTCTACCTCTTTTCGATTGATTCGTTTCAAGTTTATAAAGATCAATTACTCTCGCAGCCCATTTTGCGTCTGTACGGTTTTTATAAATGCCGTCAGAAATATTAGATGGTTGATTTTGTAGCCATTTAAGGAAATCAGGATTTTCTTTCAATTCCAAAAAGTCTGTATGCATTGCTAGAAGTTCCTGTTCAGCAGTCTTTACTGTAGCTTCTTGTTCTCTTTTCTTAAGAGCTTCAAGCTTTTCCTCGATATCTTGTACCTTGGCATTTGCTTGAAGAGTAGATACTGTCTGGACTACATCATAAACATCTGGATACTCTTTTTTAAATTCTTCCAATTCCTCTTCAGTCTTTGGAAGATTGGAATTTAAATTCTTCTTTTCTGTAATCTTTAACTTTGCAGAGAGAAGTTCTTGTTCCTGTATCCATTCGTTCTTTTTCCGATCATGATAGCTTTTAAGATCACTATATCTTTTCTGCCAATCATGTTCGGGAGAAACCGCTTCGATCAATCCTTCTTGTACTGGAGTTTCCTCTGCCAAGGGGTCCGGTATAAAAGGCTCTTCTAGTTCCTCTTCCTTTAAAGCGTTCATCCTATCTAAGCCTGTATATGGGGTAGGCTCTGTAATGTCTTCTACTTGTTCTTCTTCAATCATAGTACCTCCTATGGGGCCAAAACGACAGCTTTGGGTATCCACTTTGGTTTAAATACAGGGGCCGATAAACGGGTGTCCTGTCTTGTAAATCAGATATTTTCTGATTATTATTACTTAATGTATCCTAATTTTTGTGCTTCTTTAAATTTC